AAAATGGCTTAACTATGCGGGTTTCTTGGTCGGAGTGGTGGGATTCGAACCCACGGCCTCTTGGTCCCGAACCAAGCACTCATACCAAACTGAGCTACACCCCGAAATTGTATAATATCCTTACGCTTGCACAAGCGCTTAAACATTATACTGCCGGATGTGATGTTTGTCAAGCTAAAAATACCGTATACCGACGGCGTATTGTTAAGAGTATCATTAAAAGCAGAGAAAACCGAAACGGTTTTTCCTGCTTATTTTTTATCCGAAAACGGCGGAAGGAGGTTTGAAAGATGAACGGATACAGTTATTTGACGTTCGATCAGCGCCGCGAAATTGAGAGATTGCACAACGCGGGAACGCGCACGGTTGACATTGCCGCACATTTGGGGCGTAGCGTAGCCGCTGTTTATGAAGAATTGAAGCGCGGCTACACGGGCGAACGCAACGAAAACAAGCAAAGGAAATACAGCGCAGAGCGCGCGCAAACAGTTTTTCAAGACAATATCGCACAGCGCGGAAACCGCCGCGCCGCTACCGAGGAATAAAACCGCGTGACGGCGGTTCGGAATTTGGAAGGAGCTATTCAACATGGAAAAAGGATTTCACGCAACGGAGTTTGACGGAACGACTTTCGGAATGGCGATTGAAACGAGTACGAAAGCGTATGAAAACTTCAAAAAATCCGTAAAGAAGGAAACGGCGCTTTCGTTCTTCGGCGATCCGCTTCAAGTGTTGACCGTTCCGCACACAGCGGTGGCAGCAATCATGCAGGAAGCATATTGGCTTGTGTCGGAAGGACGGTACTTCAACAAGTTTTATATCGACGGCTTCAAAGGGAACGAAGAAATTTACATCAAGTATTCGGACGATCCCGTTGATTTCAGAACAAGAAAGTGGGAAGGGAGCGTTTCAGCATGAACGAAAAGAAAGGAACGGTATTTGAAGCCGTCACAAAGGACACGGCGACACTTGCCGCGTTGCTGGGTTCGCTTCCAGTGCTTGAAGCGCCGTGGGACGATGAATTTCACAAGCGTTTTTGTTCTTCGTGTGACGCGGAGAATTGCGACGCGGAGAATTGCCCGAATAACGCCTTCCGGAACAATCCGGCTTGGTGGCTTGCCCTTGACGCAAGCGGGGTTGAATTATGACGCGGGCAAGAGCGCCCGCCGTGATCGTGCAAATGCCGCAGACGTGCGGAAGCCTTGCTTGCATTGAGCGGGCGAACGACTACACGCGGAATTGCTACCGATCGGCGGAGGATCAGAGAAAACAGCGGCAACAGAGGGAACGCCGCAGACGCGCAAGGGTGCGCCGGAAGTTCGCCTTCGCGCTTGCTTTGCTGATTGTAGCGGGCTTGCTTGCGGCGTTTATGCCGTGGAGCGGGACAGCGCCGAAGCTTCCGGCAGACGATCCACCCGATATTGAAAAGGCAAATTCGGCAGCAGGATTGACGGCGGGACAAGCCTTCGTTGCTATACCGGAGCAGGACAAGCCCGCCACCTACACGCCGCCAGCGGCAGAGGTTGAAGCCCTTGCAAAAATGCTTTACGGCGAAGCACGCGGCATTCCTTCCGACACGGAAAAAGCCGCTTGCGTATGGTGCGTATTGAACCGCGTTGACGATCCGCGCTTTCCGGACACGGTGCTGGAGGTTTTAGAAGCGCCGTATCAGTTTTCCGGATATTCGGCGGATTATCCCGTTCTTCCGGAGCTTGAAGCGCTGGCGGCGGACGTGCTGACACGCTATCACGCGGAGCGGGACGGCGAAGAGAACGTCGGAAGGGTTCTTCCGCCGGAATACTGCTTCTTCACGGGCGACGGGAAACACAATCATTTCACGATCGGCTGGCAGGATACCGAAACATGGGGCTGGACACTTGAAAGCCCTTACGAAAATTAAAGGAGCGGGACACATGGCAAAAGACAAGAAAAACAACAGCGGCTGGCAGTTCCCGAAGGCGCTTGAAATCATCAAGTGCAAAGAGGGCAACAAAGAATTTATGAAGGAGCGCCCAGCGCGCCGCCCGTTCGGGAATACGGTTCTTATTTGCGAATATCCGATCGAAAGCGCCGGAGCAGAAGAACCGAACGCAAAATTGATTACATGGCGGCTGGCAAAGCGCGCGGCGCGTGACTTCTTGCGCGTTTCGTATATGCCTTCGGCTATCGTATCCGCCGGAGAGCGGGACGGGAAAACGTCGATCCGCGTATACGGCAAATATTAACCACGAAAGGAGCTATTCAACAATGTTTCAGAAGAAAAAGAAATGCGGCGTTTGCGGGTATCGCTTCGCGCCGAAGAAAGAAGAAGTCTACACGGCGGAAGAACCGCGTTCGATGGCTGAATGCCTTACAAAACCGCCCGTGCGATTTTCGGCGATTGATTGCCCGCGTTGCGGTTGTCAAATCGCCCTTGCGATCAGAGTTCCCCGCGTGAACCTTGCGCCCGTCGTCGAGAGGGACGAACCGGAGGAAAGCGAGGTGGCGGAAAATGAAGATTAAAAATATCGCCGCGATCTGCAAGAAGAATAAAAGCGTCGTTCTTTTCGAGCGGCGCAACGATGAAGGCGACGTGACCTTGCAATACATAGGCGACGGCGGCGCGGTGTATCCGGCTATCGGGCTTCCCTTGCTTGACGAAGAAAGCGTTTTAGCGATCTTCGACGTGCCGGAGAAACAGCGCGAAGATTGGTACGTTCGTTCAACGGGCATTCCGGAGGGTATCAACCTTGACGACATAGACGGGACAGAAAAGCCCGTCGAGCGGGAAGCAATTTCGATCGTGTATTCGGGAAGAACCTTGAAGCCCTTGCGAACACGTCGCGGGCTTGTGTTCATCGAAAGCCGTTATCTTTCGCCCGTATCTGACGTTATGGACGTGATGGAGCTTTACGAAAGGATCACACCGAGCGGCACGCCCTACATTGTAGCGAAAGCGGGCTTCCTGCTTCAAGCGGTGATTATGCCGTATGACGTTATCAATCAACAGTTTGTGGATAAATTGCAGGAATTGACGCGCGAATGCGTGATTTCCCTTGATCTTCGCAAACAGGAAGCGGAGCGGGAACGCGCCGCCGAACCGGAACAATATTCTTTGAACGTCGATCCGGAAACGGGCGAAATCGTCGAAGGAAGCGAGGTGGCGGGCGAATGAACAATGCGCTTCTATCATCAAAAAATATGTGCTGGTGTACGCCGCAAGACTTATTCGACGCGCTGAACGAGGAATTCGGCTTCGTCCTTGATCCGGCGGCGACCGACAAGACGGCAAAATGCGAATTGTACTACACGCCGGAAACGGACGGGCTTTCGCAAAGCTGGGATCGCGGCGGCGCTGTATTTTGCAATCCGCCTTACGGACGCGAGATCGGCAAGTGGGTAAAAAAGGCGTTCGAGGAAGCGCGGGGGGGGTATCCCGTTGTTTTACTCATTCCGGCACGCACGGATACGACCTATTTTCACGATTACATTTACGGGAAAGCGGAAATCCGCTTCATACGCGGGCGGCTTCGCTTCACGGACGAAGAAGGCAACGCCGCCGATCCAGCGCCCTTCCCTTCTATGCTTGTAATTTATAACGGGGAGCGGGTGAAGAATGAGTGAAAAAAGATCGTGTGAAAATTGCGGGAATATAGCTTGCGCGAATAGCATTATCGCCATTCACTATGACGAATGCGTGAAAAGCGGGTATTCAAAGCATTGGAAACCGAAAGAGAACGAATGCACACTACCGCCCGAAGCAAGGAAAAAGGATTGCGGAGGGTGCGAGGGTTGCGGCTGGGAGAGGGCGGAAGCCGCCCGCCGCCGCGCCTACTTAAAAGAACACGGCTTGACGCTATGCGCTGACGGCTTGCGAAGGCTGGTTATACGAAAGGAGCGATCGGAAATGAAATACACGGTATGCGACCATTGCGGCGCACATCTTGACAACGGCGAAAGGTGCGATTGCGTGAACGCAGAGGGACACACGCGAAGCGCCGTCCCCCTTGAAACCGTCGTTGATATTGAGAAACAGACGGAAGCGAACAATCGCGCTTTGAAGAAAATTGCCGACTTCATGGCGGAATAAGAAAGAGAGGACGAACAGCGATGACAGGAATTAACGAAGTCGCGAAGCAAATTCACGAAAACGCCGTTGAACACGGCTGGTGGGACGAAGAAAGGGGCTTTCCGGAGATCGTCGCGCTTTGTCATTCGGAGTTGTCCGAAGCGCTGGAGGAATACCGGAGCGGGCGACCGAACCTTTACTTCCCTTGCAACGCTGGCGGGCTTTGCGTAGACGACAGACCGGACGAAAACGTTTCTTGCGGAAGCAGGATTTACAATCCGGACGATCCGGAAGCGCCTTGTTCTGCAAGAAGCAAAAAGCCCGAGGGTATCGCCGTTGAAATGGCGGATTGCATTATTCGTATTCTTGATTGGTGCGGGAAAGAGGGTATCGACATTGACCGCATTATCAGCATGAAGCACGAATACAACAAAAGCCGCCCGTACAGACACGGCGGCAAGAAGTGTTAAAGCCCGTCGAGCGGGTGCAGACCTACATATTAAAGAAGGGAGCTTTCAACAATGACAGCAAATAAACACGGCTTCGAGCCGAAAACAGAATTCACGATCGGCGGGATCGCCTTCACGGTTATTCAGACGGGCGAAGATTGGGTGAAGTGCGTTGCTTCCGAATGCGTCGAGGAAAGAGCGTTCGACGCGAAGAACCGAAACGATTTTGCCGCGTCCGATATTCGCGCATATCTGAACGGCGAATTCTTGCGTCGTCTGATTGCGGCAGGAGCGCCGGAAGAAATGTTCGAGTATTTCAACATCGACTTGACGGCGGACGACGGTTTGAAAACCTACGGCGGCGATCGCGTCCGCGTCGGGCTTATCACTTGCGAGGAATACCGACTTTTCCGCGAACATATCCCAGCGCTTCCGAATGATTGGTGGTGGACGGCTACCGCTGACAGCCCGATCAATTCTTTCGTCCGCAATGTCAACACGGACGGCTCGCTGAGCAACTACAACGCGTACTACGGCAGCGGCGGCGTTCGCCCGCTTTGCAATCTGAAATCTGAAATCTTGAAATCTTATCTTTCCGGCGGATATGAGAAGCAGGACGCGCCGGAGGATCAGAGAGAAAAAGCCGTCGATATGATGAAGCATATTGC